TCATAGATGTGTATTGTGTTTTTGTTTCGATAAGGAGATGGGATACTATGTCGTTGTGTGACTGGTGTTCCGTGGTGTTTTTCAAGCAGAAGACGGCATACGAGATCGTGATGTGACTGGAGTTCAGACGTGTGCTCTTCCGATCTTGTATATTGTAGAACAGGCTCGTAAAGACTCTTACAATACATCGAAAAAAGAAGTAAGCTTGACCTTTAAAGAAAAGTACAAGCCTAAAACTTCATATCAATTAGATGAACTAAGAAGATACGGGTTATAATACCCGTATCTCTTTACATTCACGTTGTTTATACAATTCTTCAAGTTTATCTTGTTGAATATATTGAATAGGATCTTTATATCCTGCATCGACAAAGATTTTTTGATGCAGTATTTAGTGACTCGTGACTAAATATACTGTATGCAATGCGGTATATACAAGATTAATATTGGAGATGAATTCTATATTGGCTCGTCGATTGATATAGAACAAAGGTGGAATAACCATATTAGAGCATGTAATAGTAATAGATGTAACCGAAAAATGGCTGCTGCTTTTCAAAAAAACCCTACACTCAACTTTGAGGTTATCGAGGAATGTACAGAGGATGTGCTGCTTGAAAGAGAGCAATTCTATATCGACACCTTAAAACCATCTCTAAATATTGCGCCTATAGCAGGTAAAGCACCAGGTTATTCGAGAAAGTGCAGGTTAAAGGACCCTTTTGGTGAAGTACATACATTTGAATCACTTAAACATGCATGCATGGAACATAACCTATGCATGGGCGCGTTAAGCGATCTACTAAATGGTAATAGAAATGAACATAAAGGCTGGGTTAGAGAGGATTATGAACATACTAAAGTAAGGAGAAGAGGTGTTTTAGACCCTGATGACAATAAGCATATTGTTGAGAATGTAACAGAGTTCTGCATGAAACACGATATATCTGTGGGCAGCTTTTCCTCGCTTTTACGTGGTAGGATGTTGCACTATAGAGGGTGGAGGCTACCTGAAAACAAACATATAAAACATAACTTCTTTACAAAAAGAATTATAAGAGATGGTATAATTTTAAGTTATAATCATCCTAGTGAACTAAGACAAAATCCTGAACTTAAAAAATATAAGCTCAGACCTGATAGTTTAAATTGCTTATTTAAAGGCCTTATTACAAATCATCAAGGATGGACGGTTTATAATTCACACCTGGAATAAGTCTACAACCTTTATTCTTGTAGAGAGCATTTAAATCTTTCTGCTGTATATATTCAACTGGGTCGACATACAAACTATCTACAAAACCTCGAATCCTTAGACTAGAAGACGGAGTGGTAGCATCTGCCAATCCGTCTTCTCTATTACTATAACATGTCCACGTGTCTGAGAAGTCGACACCTAGTCTCATACCTTCCAGTATGATTTCTGCTTTAGACATGGAGAGCAATGGAGCTCCCACGCGGATTCTATGTTGTCTATTAAGTGATACTAACTGATTTACACTATCAACAAATTCTTGTGAGCCGTCCCAGTATCCAGCTAGAGAATCTACTTGTGCAGCACCATACCATACAGTCTCAGCACCGAGACTCTCAGCATATGCGCAACAAATAGTCAAAAACATTTGATTACGAAATGGTACATATGAAACCGGTTGTGCATCTCCTGCTATTTTACTGATATCTGGATTATCAATATCCGTATTAGTAAGAGAAGATGTTGGAGATATCTCTTTTAGATAACTTACATCTAATACCTTATTTGTGAATTTTACATTCGGGTATTTCTTCTCTAGATTCCATTTTTGAAGAGGTACACACGCCATCTCCTTATGATGTCTTTGACCGTAATCAAAAGTAACAGTGTGAATCTCTTCGTATCCTCTGTCTGCTGCCATAAACAACAAGACAGAGGAGTCACAGCCGCCGCTAAAACAAAGCACTAGTTTCTTAGAAATCGAATCCATAATATTAGTATCCATTTCCATAAATATATATTATAATGAAGATTATTCCACCCGATTTTGAGAATTATAGGCGAGCTGATGGAAAATTTTATATAGTGTATAGAGTCGATGTACTCAATACTGGTAAATTTTATATAGGTTCAAGATGTTGTGAAAATATTAACGATACATACTACGGCACACCTACCAAACGAAGTGATTTTTATAATATATTAAAAGAATCCAAAAACAACTCTTATAAAAATCTTATATTTACTATATTGAAATGGACGACTAAACAAAAGAGATACATCCATGAAGAGAGTTTTTTACATCTCTATAAAAATGATACCAATATACTCAACTTAAATTTTTACCTTACAAATACCTATTTTGCTTATGATAAAGGTGATGAAAATAATCCGTTTATCAAATATAGAGAAAAAATATCTAAAATTAACAGACAAAAAAATAAATCGTGGGCAGGTATATATCATTTTCAACATCCACAGTATGGTGAATTTACTTGTACTATTACAGAACTGATAGAGTTATTTAGAAAAAAATACAATATTATAATAGATAGAGGAATGATGAACCTTATTGGCCGGTTTGGACATTTGCGAAATGGGTGGCCTAAAGGTTATAAAAAGAATAAAACTCCATTAACACCTGAAAACAAATACTACAACTGGACTTGTTTACAGGTAGTTAAGGAGCCTTTTTTAAGATTAGAACGCTAAAACAATCTTTTTATTCTTCATCTTCAATAATTTCTGCTGGTGCTTCACCTTCGAGGTTACTGTACAACCACTCTTTCTTAATACGATCTTCTACTTTAGGAAGAATTGTTTCTTCCCAGAGTTTAGAATCAGATCGCCATGACTTATAATATCCTAGTTTAGTTCCATCTTCAAGAGCATAAGTTGATCCATTTTGAATAACTACGCCGAGACCTACAGCGAGATCAAGCAAACCATAATATCTATCTAATCCATTGGCAAATGACAAATACATTTCACCTTCTAGATATTGTTTGATAAATCGATTTTTGCGAGTAAGAGCTCTAATAATAATTCCCGCGTAAGATTTCTGACCTACTGCAAGTTCACCGTCAATAGTTTTTCCACCATCAGACTTCATTGGTTTGCGAGCTAACTGAACAGTTACAGATGGTAGGTACACACACGCTTTACCACCAGGCATATTTTTTTCAATAGATGGAAACATTGCAGATGGATCATCATATACGTGGTTAGTACAAAGAATTGTAGTTTGTGTTACAGCACCTAAATTTGTACAAGTTTGCATTAGTGATTTCATTGCACGAGCTTTAGTACCCATATCTGCAGATGTACTATCTTTACCCATTCTAGCAAGTTCTAGTTCAGATTGAAGATTACCTAACGAATCAATTGCTACAATAAATTTACCTTCTAGTTTTTTGTCTTTTACGGCAGTTAGAAATTTAAAAAGAGCGTTACGAGTTTGTTCAATACTTACACACGGTACATATTTAACCTTTGTAATATCTAGACCGAGTCTAGCAGCTCCTTCGGGTTCGATAGCATTTTCCGTATCGAAAATAACAGGAATCAATCCTTCTTGTTGTGCTTTTGCTAGAATTTTTTGTACAAAAAGAGATTTACCAGTCATAGACTCTCCAGCTAACATAGTTACTCTACCTTTTGGAATACCACCATGTAAAGATCCAGAAATAATAGCATTTAGAACATATGACCCTGTATCTACCCAACCACCTACTCTGCTTAGAGTATTATCATTTAAATATGTAGCAAATGGATTAATTTCGTTAATTTCATCAAGAGCACTTTTAATATCTTTATCCATATATGTATAATATATTATAAAAGAAAAACTTCCAGGTTTTAAAACCTGGAAGTTTTGTAATCTAGTTAAAGCTATCAAACTTAATCTTCAAAAAGTTTGATAACTTCTGGTTCAGGCTGCGGAGCAGGAGGAGTGTTGATATTATTATACTGTGCGATAATCTTATCATCAAGATCTACCTCAGAAAGAACGATACTCGATTTATTGAATGTCCAATAATTTTTTTCACGTGAAGCAGGGGTCAAAAACTCCATAAAAACATATGGAAAGGATTGAACTTGGAGCTGGCCGGTTTGAGGGCTTGGTTGAACATGAATAATTACGGGATTATTAAGAGTCAGTGTTGTTTCACTTTCACTAACTTCAACACCAATAACTGTTCTACCGATATGGTCAATAATAGTCTTAATTTTGGTCATATATCTATATTAGAGTTATGCTTTGCTTTTTCCACCCTTTTTATTTACAGATGTTTCACTTTCTTCATCTTCAGAAACAACTTCTTCTTTTTGAGTGTTGAGTGTTTCTCTCCAGATAAGAAGAGCGCGTCTCATTCTTTCAATATCAGGATGGTTATTAACACCTGTACCGTTGTCTAATCCTAGCATAATATCAGATACAATTTTTAATACTGCATGAATACCTGAAGCTTTACCTCTAAAGAATGCAGGATGTGCTCTAGGTGTATCATCAAGTGCTGGTTTGTCTAAATATTCCATATAGTTACTTATTAGTGTTTTTTTATTATTCAACTAAAAAGATCAAACAACTCTGTTTGTACGTTATCTGTTGGTTTTCTAATTTGCCACTTAACGTTTTCATAAAATCTCTCAATTGAGTTATATAAAATCTTCTCAAACATCTTTTCGTAGTCAACCTTAAAATCATTATCATATTCTTGAGGTCTTGTATATTTGAATCCAATAACATCAATACCATAACGGTTAGGTTTTACTGTATAGTAATATCTAATCTTATCACCTGATGAAATATCCTCATATTTGTTATCAATACCCATTTTCTTATTAAGAAAGTTATGTAGATACGCTGCCTTTACATGTACAGGTGTTTTTTTAGCTATATTAAACTCCTTACACTCAGATGCATACTTCTCGTAACCTTTTACACCCATAACAAACGCAATATCTTCAATAGGTAAAGTTTTAAAGACCTCGTATGTTTCTTTAAGTACCTTATTAGTTTGATGAAGGGATTGAGATAAAAGCATTGTTTCGATAATCTTTTTAGCGTAAGGTTTAACAGCGTTAGGCATAGAAGTACGAACAACCTCAACCCCTGTATACTTAAACTTATCTACTTTGATACCTTCATCATCTAAGATATGCATTACGTATCGCTTCTTCTGTAAAAACAACCCTACATCAGCTATACACTCACGTTTAAAGACAAACCTACTATCTTTTGTTCTCAAAGTCTTTTCAGCCCACCCAGTAATATTTTTATTAAGGTAACTCTCAATACCATTTACAACATTATAAAAATCTGGATTTACATCTTCACCAACTTTAATAGGTACCTGATCTTTAATACAATCTAGTGAGAAGTAACAAGAGTCAGTATCAGAATATACCCAACTTTCATCTAACACCTTTGAATCTGTTATTTTAAACTCGGTTGTAAGGTATTCTTGCAACAATTTACCTGCTTGTTTAATAATCGCTTGACCAGTAAGGGTTACAGAAGAGGCAATATCGTCATCACCGATCGGAGCTTGCTTGTTGCCCATATATCCGTATGCAGAGTTAATAAGAATTTTAATTACCATCTGCTTTGTGTTGAGTCTTTCAACCTCATACTTAAGCGACGTATAATCTCTATCAGTTTTATCCAAACTAGCTAGCTTTTGCTTTACTTTAAACAACTCTTCTCTAATTTTGACACGTTCATTGTAGTAGTAATCAAGAAACTCAGGAATAATACCTTTTTTCTTTTGCGTAAATAGGAAACCTGCTTTAGTTATAGAGCATTCTTCGGATTTTACAAAAGTCATAAATTTTTCCGGTGTTAGTTCAATGCATTTTCCGGATACGTGGTAGATATTAACATTACCATTATCATTCTTCTCAACTCTACCTATTTTTGTCTCAGGTGAGAGGTTTAATGATATCATAACATTTGGATACAGTGAGTTAGCATCAAAAGATACAATATTATTTTTAAAGCCGCTCTTAGGTTCTGCTACATACGCACCAGGATTTTTACCTGTACCTTGGTTTCTTATAAACGTTGAAAGAACTTCTTTACGCTTTCTAGCTCTAATAGTTAGCGCACCGTTAATTACCGATATTGTACCCATCGCTCCTTCAAGAGTAGTTAAACCTACATATGCTAGCATACGCAACAACACAATATACTGTAATTTATCTTCTAATCTAACAAGGAGATTAACGTCTTGAATGTTGTAATCTACAAATGTCGTCCAATCCGTATCAGCTAACGTTGATAGATTCATATTACCGTAATCTACCTTACGCTCACCCAATTCTATCTCACCAATAGCATCTAGCTTGTATGATTCTCTTAGTTTAAGACAAAATCTTCTATAGATATCCAAGTAGTCAATACAAGCAATACCTTCAATATAGTATCGCTTTTGCTGACGACCGAATTTACCCATTACTTCACGATAATAAACCTTTCCAGTAGGTGAGAGTCTATTTACATACTCCTGACCTAGGATTCTTTCGCATCTATTAATAATGTACGGTATATCAAAGAACTCTGAGTTACAACCGCTTAATACATCGGAATAATCTTCCTCAATATATTCAATAAACTTAATAAAAAGATCTCTCTCATTTTTGCAATGAGTGTATACTATGTTTTTATTTGTACCATTATATGGTTTGAGACCAAACGTATGGAACTGTTTACTGAAATTATCATAGCAAGTAATAACGTTAACTGTATGATCAGGATTGTCAATATTAGGAAAATCGTCAACAGAATAAGTCTCAATATCTATAAAGGTTACCTTTAGCTGGTTTTTGGCAAATTCAGGCTTCTCATTTTCCGTCCAAAAAGTATCAATTAGATACTGCTGCACTGCTGGTATGTTTTCATATACCCTCTTAATACCTGAATCTTGTATGAACTTATTACGTTCATAAACATTGTTGAATATCTTCTTTTTAGCTTTTGTACCAAAAATAGTAGTTTTATCACCTGCATTATCTTCAATATAAAGATAAGGTGATACAGATACATCACACTGTATGCGTTTACCGGCTTCGTCCCACGTAAATAGTTTTACAGATTGATCTCTACTATTATAAACACAATTTCGGTAAGCCATATATGAATATTATAATTCTATATGGCTTAAATTCAACTATTCCATTTCTTTAAATATTTTCTTTCTGGAGACCCGTAAGGTGTATTGAGAACTTCAAGATGGCACCCAATATTTTCTGGGCGCTCTAAGAATCTTTGCTCACCAATACTGCGGTAGAAGTCGATATTGTTAAAATATTTTGCTCTATTTTTAAGAATAGCCTCTAACTTGTGTTCTAGATCTTCACCTGTTTTAAACTTCAAGAAATCTGGTACATCTTTGTAGGTTTCCATATCTTGAACCATACAAGGAAGGCCTAATACGCAAGCTTCAACGAATTTAATATCAGATTTGGATCTGTTAAAGTTATTATCAACGAGTGGTGCAATCATAACTTGAGCTTTCAAGTTAGCAATGAATTTCGGGTAGTTTGCAATAGACTGCCACTCATGATACTCGATTTTACCTTGTTGTACATATCTTGCTAGTCGTGGAGGAAACGAGCCAACAAAAATCCATTGATATTTGTCAATAGTACGCTCGACAAGACTTATAACGTGCGAAAAATCATCTACACCACCATTTTTGTTATCAACATCATAGTGTGCACCAGATCCTGTGTATAACACACGTGGTTTTTTCTTATTCTTATCGTAAGCGTCATATATAGCACGTCTATCATAGACGTGACCCATCCATGTATATGGAACAAAATTTGGAACAACAGTAATTTCTTTTTTACCTGTTTTTTCCTGATAAAGTTTTCTCATATAGTCACAAGTTACTGTAACTTCATCACACATGTTAATAATTTCAACACAATTAGTACGAATTTCTGGATCATCAAACGCAAACTTAAATCTGTTGTAATCAGGAATTTCTTCACTAAAGACAACATCATCTACTTCATAAATTAGTTTAAATTTATGTTCTTTTTGAACTTCTTTAAGGAACTTAACGAACTCACGCTGATCTGATGATGCTTGACGTTGTAATTTTACAGCTTTTACATCTCTATACCATCTTGGATCAAATACCATAGCAGTAATTGACGATGAAATACCGTAACCCATCTCGTTAATATAATTTTCTGGCCAAATAACACGCCAATGACCACATCCAGAGTAATCTGCGAGGTAATTTACATATCTAGGTAATGAAAGTTCTCTAGGTTGTTGAGGCTTAACTAGAGCCTGAACTTTAATCGTAGCACCAAAAGGGTTAGCGTAGGGGGAAGCGAAAGGATTAGCAAAAGGCTGTACTAGCATATGTTTTATTTACTTAATAGTCTAGATAGTCAACTCGTCTAGTAATACCATTCTCTTTGACTAGGTATATTACCTCACCGGTAACTTCTTTAACAGATTCTTTACGGTGAGATATAACAACTGAACATTCATCAAGTGTTTCAACGCGTGTTTTTAATATATTTGTAATCAAATCGATACCTTTTTCATCGAATGAAGTATCAAATAGCTCATCATAAATTGCAATGTTATAACTCACACCGCCTTGCATACGTCTTATGTCAGAGAATGCAAATAAACAAGCGAGATCGATAGCCTTTCTTTCTGCACCAGAAAAGTTAAAGTATGAACATATTTTATTATTATCATTAACAATTTGCTCTTCAAAATATTCATCAAACACACAAACTGAGTTAGAATCAAGCAATTTAAGGTAATAAAATAGTCTGTTATTAAGTAATTCTAGTAGTTTATTAACAATATAAGATTTTACACCTTCTTCGCTTATAATAAATTTCACGGCATCTAAAACACTAATTTTTTTAGATACATTGCCAATATATTGTGAAAGATCTTGGTACTTTTTAGTTGTACTTTCGATAATATCATCAAACTCTGTATTAGTGTCATCTAAAGATTGTAAATCTACACTCAATTCAGCTTGCCACTCTGTTAGTTGAGCTATACGCGATTTAATATTGTTATTATGCTGTATGCTAAGACTCGTCTCGTTAATTAGTCTATTATTATGCTGAATATTTTGTTTAATTTTAGCTTTACAGATCTCAACATCTTTTATTTTATTGTTAATAGCCTCGATCTCACCTGCTATATCGATAAGCTCTTGTTTGAGCTTATTTTTCTCACTATCAATATAAGCTTTATCATGATCCTGAACAGGTCTTAAGCATATAGGGCATGTTTCATCTTCTGTACCGATTTTTTTAAAGATTTCTTTTTTATGAATGATATTTGCTTTTTTATTAGAGCACTCGTCGACGAGTCTTGTAAAAACCTTATCAACTTCACCGAGTTTTTGCTCCATATCATCGATTACCTTCTGTATATCATCAATTGATAGTGTTTCACTCTCTTTTAACAGCTCAGAATTAAGTTTTTTAAGTTCTAACTCATTAGCCAACTGTCTATCTTTATATAACTTACGTTTTTCAGCCTTTTTATCTAATATTCTTTGGCGCTGCTCGTTATAACTTGCAATATTTGAGTTAATCTCTGTTAATTTTGCAGAATTAATATCATAATCGCGTTTTACTTCGTTATAATCCTGCCTTAGTGTAGACATCATCTTACTAAACACCTCCATACCAAAAATATCCTCGATAAACTTGCGTTTTTCGACTTTATTTTTAGCCATAAACGGAACGGTGTTATTTACCGTCATAATTACACAATTTTGAAAGATAGCAGGTGATGCACTTAATACATCACATATATATTTCGTTGTATTAATAATACTATCACGTGTTTTATCAACGCCATCCTTATAAACACTAACCTTTGTAGGTGATAAAGTACGTACAATATGAAATTTATTGTTTCCTTTAGGTGAATTGACTTCAAAAAATAACTCAACCTGTGATTTACCACCAGTTATGTTATTGGTAATAAGTTCTTTTTTGAGACCTCGTAAAGTTTCACCAAAAATAGCAAAGTATAAAGCATCTGCTACGGTTGATTTACCAACCGCATTTTGTCTATCAGGTTTATCTTTATTATCACCTGTTAAAATATGGAGACCCTTTTTAAAATTAACCTCAACAGGAGTTTCACCTATTGAGAGAAAGTTTTTAATAACGAGTTTTGTAAAAGTTACTTTTTTCATGCAATACACTTGTTATACAATTCTAGAGTATGTTGTAGTATATCCTCTTTATTGTCAACATCTAGTAAATTTATAAATTCTTCTATCGCGCAAGAGATATCAATACCTGATAAATCTTTACCGAAGTTTTCACCAGCTATTTCAGTACCTGGAACATCATACTCCATATGAAGTGATTCAGGTTTAAGAGCATTTAGTTTAGACGCTAAAATAGATAAATGTTCTTGTGATATATTCTTATCTATTTTAAATTTAACTATATTATTTGCAAATTGTGATATTACGTTTTCAGATATAGTACCTTCTTTTACAATATCACTCAAAGAAACTTTTTTATAATGAGGTGAAACTGTATTTTCTGTAAACTCATAATTCATACTGTCTAAATCCAGTATGTAATAACCTTTATAATTATCACAATCCCCAAAATCCATCTGAAACGGGTTACCTACATATAAAACTGTACCATTTTTGAATTTTTTCTCATGTCTAAAGTGAAAATGACCAGAAATAACTAAAGGACTCTTGTTTAAGAGGTCTTTTACACTCAAACCGTGATCACAATCCTTAAAAGTATTCATTTTGAACGTTTCAATCTCAAAATGACCGAAAATAACTGAACTTTCCGGCATGTTTTCAACAGAAGTACCCCACGGGCACAGCGTTATTACCCTATCAAAGACTTCAATTACTTCAACCTTGTCAATAACCGTAAAATTTTTACTATTTTTGAAAATAGATAGCGAATTTACGTCTGTTCTATTTTTATAATAGATGTCATGATTACCAACTAGTGAAATAATATTAAAATCCTCGAAGATCTGCAATATATCTGCAGAAACTTGAAGAGTATTGACTGATATCTCACTTCTATTGTGATACCAATCACCGCAAAATACTATATCTTTAATATTTTTGCGTTTTAAGTCGTCTCTCAACCACTTTGCCCAGTTGAGAGCTATATTATGCCAGGAAGCGCTATTACTATGTACACCTAAGTGTAAGTCAGAGATGATAGCTACCTTTGGTTTATTAATCTTGATCATAAAAGTCGTCATCACTGCCAACAGGCTTTACATACACCATACTATTGCATGCTTTTGGGTCAGTCATAATGTCTTCATATACTTTGTCTCTATATTTTTTCTCAGCTTCGTGATGTCTTTTTTCTTTTTTAATTCGATTTACAAAAGCATTAAATGCAATAGTTGTAAAATAAGAAAATGGATTAGATTCTGCACTAAATTTATACTTCTTTCATTTAAGAGCTGAGTACATTTTAATAAGGGATTCACCTATCATCTCGTCCTTATAGTTTTAGTTGATAATGCATTAATTATTGCTACGACCTTAATTAATATTTTTATTATTTTGACTTAATCTGTCATT